TTACAGAAAAGTATTGATACCAAATCAAGTATAGGTTGCTCAATATGAAAACCACACCGGAAAAGCTGACTATCTGGCGAACAAAGCCAATGGAAATAGACATAGACTTTGATTCTTTAGAGCAAAGGTCTTTACTGAAGCAACGTTTAAACGCTACAAATGATTGGTTACACCGGTCACTTCAAAGCAACTGTTTGTGGGGAGTCGTTGTTGCCAAGCAACATTATGATTACCTGTTAAAGAAATACAATACACCAAGCATTTAACATAGAGGTTACAATAGTATATGATAACCCTATGTTAAATAAGGTTTACGAGGGCATGTGGTTTGTATTTTTCTCCCATGTCCTCACTAATAAAGCATGGCTAGGTGTTGCAGTTAACCAAAGTTAGAATAAAAATAGGCAACCTCTAACCCTAGTCATGCACTTACTGGAATAAATTATGAATAAAAAACAAAAAGCAAAAAGACTTAAAAGACTTAATGCTTCAAAGAAGTTATATAGAGAAACCGGCTTTTCTAGTATTAGAAATATAGCTAATGCAAATTTAAAAGAATTACAAGAGAGGGATAATAGGTATGAATAAAAAAGATAAGAAAATTCTTACAGATATAAACAAATTTATATGGATCATTGATAAGCCTTATAGAATACAGGCTTTGTATGATATGCACGAAGGCTTATCACACGCTGTGTTCTGGGAATTGTTTCATTCCCTATACATGCAGTCAGAAAATCCTAGTCAAGATACACATTTGATAGATGAAATGTTTGAACGTGGAACCCACTCAACTAGGATGGAAAGCCCAGAACGTTTAAACAGACTCCCGACAAATTCCCGAAAACTATACGAAGTATTGCCAAATGAAATGACCATCTATCGTGGGTGTCATGGCTTCAATGAGCATGGATTTTCATGGACAACTGATTATCAAATTGCCAAAAAGTTTTCTCAACGCATGGCAGTAGATGGTGTTGCTATAGTCCTTTGGGGTAGAGCATTAAAGAATGATGTGATATGTGCCTATCAAGAGAGATCAGAAAGCGAAATCATTATCCAACCCAAGCACGTACAGGTTACAGGCAGAGAAAACTTTAGTGCAGATGTTGAAGCTTTATCTGGTCGTGAAGTAACAGAACTAAAGGTATTTGCAGATGTTCAAACAGGCTTGTGGCATGAGAACAAACCCATTGAGAAAAGACTTGCAGAGCAAGAAACAATTCTTGTTTTTAATTACGCAAAAGAAGGAGAAGCATTTATCAAAGAAACAATAAATTACATGGAAGAAATCTTTGATACAGCTAGACGTTACAACGTTAACCCTCTATTATTTGGTGCTAATCACGACCAATACTTAGTAGCCAAGCAGATATTATCCGGAGAACAATCAGAATGGTTTGATGAACAAGTAAAAATACTGCGTCAACTAGAAGCAGATCAAGCTAAAGAAAGGGAGAACATCCACTAATGCCTAGAAGAAATAAGAGTCCATACTGGCTTGACCAAGCCATAGATTTACGCAAGGATGGGGATACACTAGCGGAAATATCTAACGTTCTCCTAATACCAGTTTCCACAATCAGATACCAACTAGCACTTAACCTAGCACGTGAAGAGTACGATAGCTATTGCAAAGAACCTAATACTGCGGATGGCAGACAGAGAACCAAAGCCATCTTTGGTTTCCATAAGGAAGGTTTGAATGGCAATCAGATAGCCAAGCTTGTAGGTGTTTCACGTCAGTATGTGTATAAACTTATACGCATGAAGCGTGAACAGGAAGATGCGTTGTTGGATTTTGAGGTGGAAAAACAGGTACTAAAAGATAGGAGAAATAATCATGCCTAAAAAAACAATCAAAGAATGGTTTGTGAAATGGTTTTCATTTCCACAACCAGAAGTTAAACCCAAGAAACCAACTGAAAAGGATTGGAGAAAGGATACTGTTTGGGAGAAACCCAAGCGAACAAGAACTGTAAAGGGTAGATACAAAGCTGACGACAAATCTACACCAGACGTTAACGAAGCATGGGAAGGTGGCAAAGCACCTAAGAAAAAAGCACCCAAGAAAAAGGTTAAAGTTACCAGACGTAAAGCTAAATAAAAGTAGAGTCCGGATAGCCGAATGGTTTGTGGTATCTACCACTTATCACGTCATACTCTAGATCAATCTGTCCGATAGCACCGGACTGTTTAAACCGCATTTTCTTTGTATGTATGCGTACTTCCTTACTGCCTTTGGTAAAATCCCTTTCCACTATTAAAATTACATCTGCCTTGTTAGCGAAGTTAGCACTACCGGCTATGTCATAGGGTTCAACCAAAGGGAACTCCCCATCCGCACCTCTCCGCATCTTAGCCGGATGCGCCACAAAGAATACGTGTACGCTATACGTCTGTGCGAAGCGTTTTAGCTTGCTCATCATCTGTGAAACGTACTCTGTTTCAGTCATTCCACTAGGTCTTTTATGATCGAACTCGTTGTAGGGATCAAGCACCACAACGTTTACACCATACCTTAGAACTGCTGACACGCATGCTTCCAAGCACCAATCAATAGTCGGACTCTCATCTTCCGCCCTAATGAAAAAGAAATGTTGCGCTATCCAATCATACGCATCCAGTAATTCTTCCTCATCCATTGGCTCTATGTATCCCTTACGTGCCGGTTTACCCACTCGTTTCTCTGCAATCTTGTTGATGTGTTCGGACACAGGGTTCTCAAAAGAACACATGGCAAACCTGTAGTCATGCTCACGTGCCATGTTGACCGCTACCGCATCTATGAACTCTGACTTCCCACAGTTAGCAACACCACTCACTATGGTTACTTCTGATGGTCGCACCAAAAAGATTTCATCCATTCCAGATATGCACGTGGACAATCCCTTTCTTAACCCACCTCTATAAAGCTGTAAGCCTTCTTCCATGAAGGCATTCGCTGTATATAAAGACTTAATTGGGTAAGGCTCGGCACTGTCTAGGCATTGTTTCAATGCTGATTCTTCCAAACACCACACCTCGTTGGCATCTTTACATCCTTCCGGATAGCTAATGATGAAACATTTTTCTCTGCCTATGCGTCTAGCTATTTCCTCTCGGCATTGTATTCCGGCATCATCATTATCTAAGGCTAGATAAATACGTTTATACTTAGTAACATCAAAAGTCTGCAACCAATCCATCTTCCTATCACTTGCACCATCCGGAATTGAGATCACATTATCCGCAACCATCTTCCATGTAAGTGCATCCATCTCGCCCTCGCATATGAGGATTGATTCATCTTCTGCGTTTAAACAGTCCGTTAAGTAGGGTATTCTCTCGCAGTCCGGTAACTGTGCGTAATTTTTATCTGCTGTACGAAACTTTATATTGATGGGGATTCCTTCTTCATTCCTATATACAAAGGCTATGCAATCCTGTCGCTTGTTACTCACGAAATGTGATGCTATTCCCACGCCAAACTTATTGACATGACTCAAACTCAACCCTCTCTCCTCAAAAAATTTCTCTCCCCACGTACCTTTAATGCTTACTGTATTCGGTATGGTTGAGGGTTTTTTGGGCGTAGGTTTCTTGATGGTGGGTGCTTTACGTAAGGCTTCCTTCCATGCGTTTCCTTCCCAAAGACAATGATGGCAACGCCATCTTGCACCTTCCTCGTTGATGTTTATGGATAGGCAAAGGTCTCTTTTATTTTTGCGTTGATGCGAGCATTCCGGACACGTGGTTTTGTGTTGTCCGGTTTCGTATGAGCGTAGCTGTATGCCCTTGTCGGCTAACTGTTGGTCTATGGTCTTGGTTAAAGCTATCTCGTTCATGGCATCCTCTTAAATATATGCTTGCCATCTTCGCCTAATCTTCTGCCCTGTTCATCCTTTTTATTCTTGTCTTTAAAGCGAGCATCCACATTGACGAGGTAATTAACTGTGGACATGTACCATTTCTTCCGAGCAGAATCATCCGCTTCTTCGGATAGCCACACGTCTCTCGACATGAGAACTGCATCTAAGTTAGGAATGTTCTTGAAAGTTTTTAACCACTTGTCGTAGTCGGCTTGGGTTAGCTTGATTACGTAACCCTCAAAGGCGTAATTTTTTTCCATATTTTTCTCCAGTTTTTTTCATATGTTCCCTTATAGTTAAGCCATTCTAATCTATGCTTCTCGTTGAGGATGAAGCTTTGGCATAGGTTTCACATCCCACACATCTGCGTGGGTGTGACCTATCCATATGCTAATCGTCTCG